TCATCTATCTCTTCTGCATGTCCCCAACTATCATTTACTGATGGGTCATCTCCAAATGGACACCACATTAACCACGCTGTACCTTCTTCTTCATCTCTATCGGGAGATACTCCTGTGTTATCATACCATACACTCCAATAACAGTGTGTATTACTGTCTGGTATCATTGTCTTTTGTAGATGTACCCAATTATAAGGTAGTACATCTACTTTCTTTGCTATTGGTGATGCAGGCATTATTCTGCTCCTTTCACTACTGATAGCATTGTAGGTGGAACAGTCCAAGATATAGCACCAACTGATACTACTATCTTCTTTCTATTTATCTTATGTACAGTTCCTACCACATCCTCTTGCCTTCTGCTATTAAAGAATGTTACTCTGTCGCCTATCCTGAATCTTGCCTTTGCTTTTAGGCTTAACATTTCACGCCTTGTCTTTATTGCAGTTACAACATGGTCAATTTCAGCATCATCCATTTCCATAATTGCATCAGCAACCTCGTTCATTTGTTTCCAGTTAATCTTACTTTCTATATTACTCATTATGCTCCCCCTTCCATGTACAGCTCTATCCTTGCAGGTAACACAACACTTATATCACATGTATAACAACATTGCCCTTCCTTTACTGGTTCGGCATTACATCCACCATCCCAACCAAATGGGTCTGCCGTTATCTTTTCATTACATATTACACATTTCATACGCTGTTCCTTTCTTTTATATTAATTCCTTTAATTCTTTATAACAATACAGACATAAGTGTTTACTACGCCTGTAATTATCTTTATCCCTATAATGTAACACTTCCATTTTATTTGTGCTATTTGGTCTATTACAGAACTCACATTCCCTTTCCTTTGGTGTATAGGTTACAGTTACTACACCATAATCGCCTTCCCTTTCCTTTATAAAATAACTACTCTGTTCATTCATATCTTTTCCCTTTCTATTATTAACAATTAAGAGACAACAAAAAACCCTCGCCAATTATCATCAGCAAGGGTTTAATGTTGTATTACATCACACTATTTATTTTTTATCGGTTATCACATTACCTTTATCATCATAATAGTATGTTTTTCCGCTTACGGTGTAGTAACAACATGCTTCCGTATTAACACCTTTTAAATAAGTGGATTGTTTACCTAATCTAAAGCAACGACCTACTTTCTTTCCTTTTACCGTTGTTCCGTTGTTTGTTGGTAACACTACTCTCCAATCATTCAAAGGCGAAGGTGTATCATTCTTTGTATGTTTAACTTCACCTTTTGCGTTGTTTGTATCTATACCAAATGAATCGGTTGTAATATTAAGGTAATATTCACTCCATTCTTTTATAAGATATTCATGTATTGCGTTTTGCATACCTTTATTTATTTGGTTTTCGATTGTGCTTTCTTTATTAACACTTCTAACTTGCTGTTTTGCATCAAGGTTTAAAAATGTTAGTGCATTTCTACTATTGATTTTACTCATCTTATTATTATTCCTTTTATTATTAGGGTTATTATTAATCCGAATAAAAGAGTTTTTCTCTCGACAACTTACCTTTTATCCCTCTCTATGTCAAAAAACAATGCCCGAAGGCGTAGAAAATATACTACTCCATGTATTATATGATGCAAGTAAAATAATGGATAAGTATAAAATAAATGTTTTGGTAGTTTAATTAGAAAGGGTGTAATATTAGATGTCCATGACGGGCAAAGTTAAAATAATAACATAAGGAATAAAATAAAATGAATGATACTACAAGGAAATACGTAGAAAAAAATATGGTACATGATGATATTACTAATTATGGTATTACTATTATTGATGGAGATTTGTACCTTGTTAAAGATGATAAGAGAATGAGACTTGATAGTTTAATAATTAAAGAGAGAAAAGAGAATAAGGAGGTAAATTAGATATGAATGATAAATACTTGTGGGATATTATAGATGGATTAAGAGAGGAGATTGAACAACTACGAAAGGATAACAACTCATTTCATGGGCAATTTGATGATGTGGTGGATGAGTTAGGTAAACGTGGTGCAAAGTTGAAAGAGTTACAAGCGGAGATTAAGCGGTTAGAACAAGAGCATAAAGAGTATAGACTTATGGAGCAAGTTAGTTCTAATCGGGGTAATAGTAGTAGTACACACACACACACAATAAAGAAAGACAAGCATGATGACTAGCATGGTGTAACCTCATGCGGTGGTGGATAATACAAGAGCCTCGACTAATGGTCGGGGCTTTTGTTTGTCTTGTAGATGCGTGACGCTTGTCCTTTCCTCAAATATTAACTAATTTCAACCTAATATTATAATAAAACCGAAAAAGCAACCTTATTGCGACCCCATAGAGGAACTTCAACGGGGGGTAGGCGGATAAAATAACCCTCACACTCATTCTAACTCTATTTTTCAAAATTCCGACATCTGCTATATTTTTTTCAGCATTTTTGTGACAGGTGACATTAATTCTGTGTAATATTTTAATACAATGGAACTTTGTATTATATATTGCATTATATATTATATAATATATTATATATAATATTTACTATAATATTAAAGAGCTTCTGTTTATTTGTTTATTAAGGAAAAACTGTTTTATATTACAATTATGGATTTCAAAGAAATAAAAGGGATTAAACACTACATCTACGACAGCGAGAAAGAGTTTCGTACTAATCACGCTTCGCTACCCCTGCGCCATTACTGGCGTCAGGGTGATGAGGGTGAATGGATTTACACAGATGACGACTACGTTTGCCAAATACTTAGGAAACTGTCGATAAAAGATGGTGCGGGCAATCCAACCGAGACTGTTCGTACAGTCTGTGGCACTTTTGTAATCTCTGATCCAAATAAAAAGATGTTAGGTGAAAATGGGATTGCGGAGAATATATACTCATTTTCGGGAAACTATGGTTGGCAACAAGAATTAAAGGGAAAAAACTGTTCATCTAAGCAATTACTGTTCGCAAGGTATGTAGCTTCGGGTATGGGAGCTATTGATGCTTACAAGCTGGCGTATCCAAAAGCACAGTCTGACGGATATGTGAAGAAAAGAATAGACAAGCTTTTAAAAACGGAGAAAATACAGAAAATGGTAAAAGAAGAGATAAGAGAGATACTAGACGATGAGGGTGTAACTAACAATTGGCTTATTGAACGCTACAAAACAATTGCCGATCTTGCAGAGAGTGATACTGCAAAGCTACGTTCACTTGATAGTCTTGCAAAAATTTCAGGACTTTTTGATACTGAAGAGAAAAAGTCGGAACAAGTAACCGTTTGGGCTGGTTTTAAGCCTGAACAATTGGCGGAGGTAGAACAACATGGCAAACCAGAACTTGTCGCCCATGCAGAACGAGAAGAATAACAACGATGACATTCCTCTCGAAGACCCATGTCCTGTCTGTAAAGAAGAATTATACCTAAATAACGAATATACACAAAGAATTGGGCTTATAGACGATCTTGACAAGGTTATTGGCTGGATATGCCCACATTGTAAGACTGAATACGATAATGACACTAAGATTGTACGATTTCTTGGTGCTGACGACATTGGAGGAGAAGCATAATGCCATATTTTGGTAAAAAATCTAAGGAGAGACTAAATACTTGCGAAAGCAACCTGCAAAAAGTATTTAATGAAGTGATTAAGCACGTTGATTGCTCTGTTTTAGAGGGTCATAGGGAAAAGGATAGACAAAACAAGCTATTTGAAGAGGGGAAGACGAAGGTAAAGTATCCTAATGGGCGACATAATCGTCAGCCTTCTTCAGCTGTTGATGTTACGCCCTATCCTGTTGACTGGAAGGATCGAGAGAGGCAAACACTGTTTGCTGGGTTTGTTATTGGCGTTGCTAGTCAGATGGGTATAAACCTGCGTTGGGGTGGTGACTGGGATCAGGACTTTCAGGTTGTAGATAACCGCTTTGACGACTTTCCACATTTTGAACTGAAGTGACCAAAAGAGACAAGGCTCGTCTATTAAACCTATTTGTAGGGTTCTTAAATCTCTACATGTGGCATATAGGCGGAACTTGGTTCGTATTTATAATTGGATGTTTAAATATTGGAGCATTTGTATTTGGTAAGAAGTAATGTACGAAACTATCTTTATCTGTTTAATGGCTGCTCTTATCTGCTTAGAGGCGGAGAGGTTCGAGCCAAAACCTATCCCACTTGGAGAAGGAGATACATTAATGGTTAGAATAGCAGGATATGGGTTTTGTCCACCTTATTGTGAGATAGATCACAACCATATAGGACATTATAAAAAATATAACTGTGAGGAACTACAATGCGAGCATATAACAATAAGTGAAAAGTGATTTAGGAAAATTAATAATGATTGTCTGGTTATCTGCTATGGCATACTTTGCTTATGAAATATGGGTAGATGTACAATATATAGCTGATTTAATACATGCATATGTTTCTATGGCAGTGGAACACATTAGACACTAAATGGCAAATTTAAACTTACATGGGAACTTATCAGATAATGAAAAGCTCCTTTTAAGAGCCAAAGAAGATTTAATCCTTTTTGGTAAACTTTTCTCTCCTCAGGACTTCCTCGCCTCTGCAACACCTGATTTTCATGTAGAGGTGGGGAAGCTTCTTTTAGACAAGAGTATGCAACAGATAGGACTTGTACTTCCAAGAGATCATGCTAAATCTACATTAGCATCAACAGCAATCTTGCATAGATTTCTATTTGCAACTGAAGATAAGCCTGAATTTATAGCTTGGATAGGCGAAGCACAAGATCAAGCAATTGATAACTTAGCATGGGTAATGAACCATATAGAATTAAACCCTGCTGTACATTACTATTTTGGTGATCTTCAGGGGAACAAATGGACGAAATCCGAGTTTACTTTAACGAATGGTTGCAGAATGATCGCAAAGGGTGCAAATCAGCGACTTCGTGGTAAAAAGCAACTTTCGACTAGATTTACAGGAATGGTGCTTGATGACTTTGAATCAGAGCTAAATACCAAAACTCCTGACTCTAGGCAACAAATCAAGAACTGGGTTACAGCAGCTGTGTTTCCAGCAATTGATTTTGATAAGAATGGGTTCTTATGGTGTAATGGAACTATAGTTCATTGGGATTCATTCTTAAATGGACTTGTTACAGGTGCTAGGGATGCTAAGAAGAGTGGGGAAGATTACTCTTGGACTGTTTATACACAAAAAGCAATTGAAGATGGGAAGCCTATCTGGCCTTCTCGTTGGCCATTATCTAAATTAGAAGATCGTAAACAATTTTACATAGATAGCGGAACTCCTGCAAAGTTCTATCAGGAGTTTATGAATCAAGCAAAATCGCCAGAAGATCAGATTTTTGCGGAAGAGGATATAAATGCAGCAATTTACAGGGGGAACATACGATTTGAAGATGCAGCGGACAGTTGGTACATCAAATTTGATGACGGACACACTGAGTATGTTAACATATATATTGGTGTCGATCCCGCTTCA